TCAAAAACCACAAAATGGAGACAAATTGATGCCAAGCCAGGATACACGAATAGTAACCGTAGATGGGAAAAACTACGAATATGAGAGCTTAAGTGCCGATGCACAAGCCGCTCTTGCCGTCGTACAGGAGTTAAACGGAAAAATCAATGAATATCGTAAGGAAGCACACTTTTTGGAAGTAACAAGAGGTGCTTATGAGAGTCAGCTTTCCAGACAACTGCCATCTAAATCCCTTGAAGATCAGGATTCTAAAGAGGAAAATGCCAAACAGGATAAAACTGGTGGAAAATCCACTACTAACGGAACTAAGTCTGGGTGAAACCCTGATTGAACTAAAAAAGATGGCCTTTATATTTGAACAAAGCGGTGACCCAGATGTCTTAGAAGACCTTCTGAGCACCATTAGAAATATAGAAGTACCTGTTTTAGTTTCAGGATACCACATACCACATGAGGCCGAAGCCTAAACTTGCAATTATCGTTCCAGATCAGCACTTTCCGATCCATGACGCCCCTGCCGTAAACTGCGTACTAGCCGCAATCGAGATTGTTAGACCCGATTCTTTCATAAATCTCGGTGATGTCGGCGAATGGGAGTCAGTTTCAGCATGGAAGTGGAAAGGAAAGAAACAGCCGCCTCTGGAATACCAAATACCCATTATCGAAAAAGACATCGAAGATGTCAATATGGGGCTGGATCTGTTTGATAAGGCCCTAGATAAGATAAAATGTACAAATAGGTATATGCTTGAGGGCAACCACGACGATTGGACCAATCGATTCGTGGAAAAATACCCATATATGAAGCATTTTGCCTTTAAAGAGAGCTGTAACCTTAAAAAGCGGGGATATCACTTTTACGGTTATAACCGACCCCTGAAGTTAGGTAAATTAAATTTTATACATGGCGCCTATGCAACGGTATACCACGCTAAAAAACATCTTGAAGCTTATGGCAGCAACATTGTTTATGGTCATACTCATGATGTTCAGCGTCATTCACTTACTAAGCTCGATAGTGGTACTATTGGTGCTTGGAGCATGGGCTGTCTTAAGGATATGTCTGCTGAAAAGAACAAATGGCTGAAGGGCAGACTGCATAATTGGAACCATGCGTTTGGAATTATCACATGGCACAAAAATGGGAACTTCCAAGTCGAAACAATCGAAATACAGAAAGGTAAATGTTTTGTATGGGGAGACGAGGTAGATGGAAACAGGGGTTAGTCGGGGGGATATAGAGTTGGATCATTACAATGATCATGAGGTTGGGTGCGCTGACCCCGTATTCCATAGGAAGATTAAGGGAAAAACCCATTATGTCTACAAAAATAAGGCAGAACTGCTAAAACGCCATAAAAATGCAAAAATTTCGGATGCGGAGGCCGCACAGGAGGGGGATTGGGTAGAGGCTCGCAATGGGGTGATGAGCCAGGTGCTCAAACGGGGAACAATTGGAAAGAATTCGACCTATATACGCACAACCCTTGGTCAATTCAGACCATACAACGGAAAGAACCCCATTTCAGGTAAACCGCATAAATCAATATATACATTCACAGCCAAGGACCCATGGGATTCTAGTGACAGGGACATCCCCAGCGAGATGGAACTGATGTTCATAAACCTGATATTTGGTCATGTGCCCAAAGAAGTGGCATATATGCACCTGTTCAAGGCGGATAACTATGAATATGCTAAAAAAAGGTCCAGATGGCTTTTAAAACAAAAAAGGATAAAAAAAGTGGTTAACGAGAAACTCGCAGATAAAATGGATAAACTGAATCTTACGGAAACTATGCTGCTCGAAGAGATGCATGACAGCATTAAGTCTGAAAAAGGATCTGTAAAATTCAATTATATTAAACTCGCCGCAGAACTTCGTGGGATGATGCCGAAAGAAAGAAGTCAGACGATTGGCCTGTTCCAGAAAGAAGTACACGGTTTTACTAAACAAGAATTGGAAGCGTTTACAAGGCCAGCACTTGAAGAGAAAAACAATATTGGAAGCGGTCATTGATGACCAGTCACGGATAGAGGGCAAGGATTCGTCAACATGGGATGGAAAAGTCACCGATAGAACAATTAAAGTTTGTCCTGTTTGCGATTCTTGTTACGACACTAAATATTATAAAGATCACGCTGATCTGGGCTTGGTTACTTATTATCAAGATTTCCCCACATATGGCAAGGAAAGGGTGGTTTGTCCAAAGTGCTTGTGCCCTTAAACGAAAGATTATACTGGAAATATCCAGACAGACAACAATGGGGAAAAATTAACTATGTTATACAAGCAAGCTGGAAAAAAAGAGGTAAGGCGTGGTCGGAAACCCGCAAGAAAAAACTAAGTGGGATTACATTATTGGAGTCTTAAAGCTGGTTTTGTGCGCTTTTGTTGCGTGGGGCTTGAAGGACTCGCCATCTGGAATACCTGTTGTCGTCGTATGTTGCGCTATTATTGGAGTTATACTGACAAGAAGCATATATGAAGAATGATGAGTTCAATATTATACCGCCCCCATCAGTTATGGCCGAGCGTGATGAGGTATTAAAAAACTCATATAACGACCTAGTTTTCTTTGGAAAGGCCTTCTTACCAAAAGATTTTTTAAATAAAAGCGAATCCCCCAATTTTCATTACGATGTATCAAAAAAACTCATCGCCACCAAGCCAGGGAAACGGATATGCATCATCCTACCAAGGGGGTTCGGTAAATCAATACTGTCTAAAGCCGCAATAGTGCACAAGCTTTGCTTCGCCAAAGAAGAAGAGCAGCACTTTTTTGCCTGGATATCGGAGGAACAGGGCCAAGCTATTGATCATATCAAGTATGTCAGGCAGCACTTTGAAGATAATAAGATGATCAAGTACTATTTTGGCAATTTTGACGGTGGACTGGCAGGAAAGCGGTGGACAGAGAAGGATCTGGTGACCGCAAGAGGGGATCGGATAATTGCAAAGGGTACCAACCAGAGGCTGAGGGGTCGTGCGGAAGTGGATGTCAGGTACACTGGCATCATTTTAGACGACTTTGAGTCTGAATTAAACACAAAAACCCCCGAAAGAAGATCCGAGATCAAAAAGTGGGTGGTTTCAACAGTGTATCCAGCTCTGGAGGAAAGCCCTGGAAGAGAAGGGTGGATATGGCTTGCGGGTACTATTGTTCACTTTGACAGCTTTTTACAGATGACCTATGACGGATATAAGAAATCCGTAGAAAATGGCACCGAATATTCATGGGATGTGGTGTTTAAAAGGGCAATTGAGGACGAAAGCCCCATGTGGCCCGAACAGTTTCCACTTGTAAAGCTTGCCAAGAAAAAGAAAGAATTTATAGAGGCTGGGCTAGTAAACAAGTTTGCACAGGAATATATGAATGACGCTAGGGATTCTGGGTCAGCAGCGTTTAAAATAGACAGAGTGCAGAAACATAGTTATGAATATAAGTCTGAAGGGAAGTTTTCTTATCTTGCAGATGTAAAACACGCAATTCCAGTAAACATATACATCGGCGTTGACCTTGCAGCAACAGCCTCGGAAACATCAGATTATCAGGTAATCATAGTTATGGCGATGGATTCCAACAAAAACAGGTATGTTTTGGAATATTTCAGGGAACGCATACCCACTTTCGATGTTCCAATGAAAATAATAGAAATGACAAAGAAATACCACCCAGTAAGAAGGGTGACGATTGAAACGGTGGCAGCGCAGGAAATGGTCAGGGATATGGTCACAAGGCTGTCGGCAAACGAAAGAAGACTGATGCCTGGGATATTCAAAGGGGTTAAGCCTCCGCCTGGTATAAAAAAGCAAGATAGGCTTGAAACATCGCTTGGTCCAATGATAAACAGTAAAAAATTATATTTAAGAGATGAAATGACCGAATTGATCGATGAAATATTTGAGCATCCCAAAGCACGAAACGACGATTTAATGGATGGTCTTTATTATGCAGATTACTATGCTAGACCGCCAAAAAGCAAAAAGATGGATGTAGATGAATTTGAAGACGAAATAGACGAACATTCGACTAGACCTATCGTAAAAGCCTATAATTGGATAACAGGTGCAAAAATTTAATAATAAGGTTTGGTA